GCACCATACTGCGCCAAGTTCCAGGTAATCGCTGGGTAGGCTCCATGAGGTCACGGAGCCATCTCCAGCGAGTGCCTGTGTATTTTCGACAGCAGTATGGCCACTATATATAGCTAATGCCGCGTTGATCGCATCGATACGTAAGGTACTATCATAAAGACTTCCCGCAGTATCAGATAGCAGACGCTGTAGCTTCGGCTCAAGTAGTGTCCAGGTTGTTGCCATTTTATCTTACGAACTAACCACTCCACCAGGTTTCGGTAGTGTGACAGCGCAGAAATGACATTCGAACAAGTTCGGTTCCCACATGTTATAACCATGATAGCTATCCCATGAGAAACGGAACACACTCTCGAATTGGTCAATGGCCACTGGTTCGTGGAACTGAAGCGGTTCGGCAACTGCACCGAGGACGCCACCACGGGAACCCATAACCAAGATAAAGCCGATATGTTTTGCTCTAGTAACAAAAGCATAGCCAGTAGTAGATGAACCACTATGCGATACCAAGGTCGAACTAGAGTCATACGCCATACCAATAGGTCGATCAAAAGTCAGTCGGTTATTGGAATGGTCAACAGATACGATACGTCGCTGAATGCATTTCCCAGCCAGAAAGTCTACGCCATTAGTTACTCCATAGTCAGTAGTCTGAGTTGGGTGAATGGAGACGATGTCATTTACAACATAATCGCCATCTGCAAAGTTCTCCAGCTGTATGTAGTGAGTTGCACCCTTCTGGCCCGTGTAATACACACCATCAACTTGTGTAGTTTCGGGGTCGGGAGCACCATCACCAATACTGATGGCAGATGTTACAGTGTACTGCTTAGTGATATCACCAGCGTTATAAAGAACAGCGCTATTCATTCCATACTTATCACTTGGAGCTTGGATAAAACGAACATTCTTATATTTGCCAATCTCGTTGTTCAAAATAGGGGTCTGATCTCCGTAGATTGCAACGTCACGGAATAGAGCTGATTCATTAGAACTAGCTGCTGGTAGAGCATTCATCAAGTCATAGGTTACGCCAGGGGGAACAATCGCGACTTTCGCGGACGAGACATCGCCAGGAATAATCGGCGAGCCCGTGTAGCCCAAACGTAGGTTCCACTCATTGATGACTGCTGGGTCAAAGGTTTCGTCAGCACTAATAGCGCCAATGCTTGCAACGCCACCAGAGTATGTCCAAAAAGCCTTCGGACCAAGCAAGAAAGCGTTACGGGCTAGAGCTTCGTTCACACGAACTACGCTATTACCCAAAACGCCACGAAGAAGCGGTCTCCAGTCTCGACCGCCGCTCTTGAGAAATTGTCCAACAATGCTTTCGCTCTTATGCGCCTGCACAACCTGCCCATACCGCGAGAAGGTGTATTCGCGCTGGCGAGAATCAACTGCCAAAGGTTCCACATAATTCTGTGTGAACGGAATGGCACTGATATCAACATCGCCTTCCATAATCTCATGTGATCTAGTATTGAGGGCACCAGTACTCATCGGTTCGTTCGTCCAATCTACCAAAGGGGTGTAAACCGCTTTTTGGCGGAATTGGAGAGCGACCTCAGGATGTTGGTGTACCCATCGGTCCTGATCTACGACACTAACTGGATTCTTGTCGTAAAAATCAGCAAGTACGTCAGCCATTTAAAGCCTCCAAAAGATTTATTTTTTCTCCGGGCCTCCTGCTTCATAGAACAAATCCATTAGGCGATTATGTTCATCGGGTTCGCCGGCCTGCAAAGCCGAAAGTGCTTCTGTCCAGTAATCCTGGGCATTCTTATCGACCTCTTTCGCCTTAGCTGGGGGTGTTATACCCTCAATTAAGTCGGCAGCGGCCTTCTTACCCTGCTCGCCTAGCATCTCCCTGAAGGACGTAAGTTGTTCAACTAACTCATCACCATTTCCATCAGGAAGTAGGGACTTACCCTCGAACTTCAGTAAATCCGGAAATTGGTCTGTTATGATTTGCAAACGACCTAACTGCGACTTTGTTATTTCCAAGTCACTGGAAGCTTGCTCATAATCAGTTTGCAAAGTAGTCAATTGAGTTTCAGAGCCTTCTTTCTCTCCGGTCACTTTAGCCATTTCGGCCTCAAGCGAACTTACCTTCGAGGTCAACTCTTTACCCGAATCATTCCACTTTGCTAATTCCTGCTGATACTTTCCTTGTAATCCTGTAAATCTATTTTGATATGTATCTCTTTGTTCCTTATATTCTTGTGCTAGCTTTGCCCAATCCTCTGGTTGGCTAACGGTAGTGGATGCGACTTTAGGTTCGGTATCCACTGTGCTGGTTTCAGCAGCCGGTTGGTCATTCATTATACTATACCTCTCTTGATAGTTTCAGATTAAGCCCTCGTTCTTGTCTGCCTCCCAAGCCCTTCGGGCCATTTCTGGCAAAAATTTAGCGGCAGCGCGTATTACTTTGCGTCTCTCTGCCGGTGTCTTAGCATGGCTGCGCAAGCGAATAGCGCTGCTAGCAGTAGACCTGTTAAAGATAGGGAAACGGCCTCCAGACAACACCGCATGTTCGCGGCGGTCATCGGCAGTAACAACTGCAGCCATCAGACGCTTCCCAGCGGTTTAGGTGACCCTAGCTCCTTTGAGCCCGGTAAAGCAGTCGCTTCCGGCTCTTTAGCCGCTTTTACTTGTTTCACCACAGCCGGTTTGGGCTTTGCAGCCTTTACCGATGCTTTCGCTACCTTAGCTGGCTTAGCTGGTTTAGCTGGTTTAGCTGGTTTAGCTGCTGCAGCCGCCTCGGCAGACTTCTGTGGTTGGGGTTTTGGTACAATAATTTTTACAGCCATATCTCTCTCCTATGATAAGAATTCTCTGAGAATTAAAACAACAATTCCAACTGGTGCGATAGAAGCCTTGACGATCTCCCAAAACTTATTTTCTAGATTTGTTGTACGAGCACTTCCGCTATCAAGACGTGTGCTTAGTACAGCAATATTCGTCCTATTGTGACTAATATTACCATTTTGTTCCTTTAAGTGTGTTTCAATTTTCGAGATATCCATTTTGATATCACGCTGTCTCTCCTCTATACGGTCAAGCGAACCAGTGACATCAGTAAGCAATCCCTGCTCTAGGGAGTCGCCATTACTCATTTTCTATCCCAACTTCGGGGGCATCTACTTCTGCCTCCTCTGTTTCTTCTGCTTCTTCTGTGTCTTCTTCCGTATCAGTTTCCGGTTGGTCAGCTACTACAACCGATTGATGTTCCATCCAAGCTACAATGCGCTTGATTTCTTCTTGTATATCATCAATATCGCCATAAGAGCCAAGTGCAGACTCTAGTGAGATATGATTGGCCCCAGAACGCAGAATAAGTTCATTTACCAATGCCTCGCGGTCACGAGGTATCATTGGGGCCCACTCCTGTCGTTTAAGATGACCTAGATGCGTCTGATTAATTTTTAGCAGGGAGGTATCAACCCCATCCGTGCTTACTCTCATTGGGTTTTTGGCGTCCAGGATCATCAAAATCATTTCATTGACAAGATTCAGCCCCTCCGACCAGTAATTACGCTCAGCGCGAACATGGCTTGTCAACGGCCACATTCTAAACGCCAGAGTCAGGGCGCTTCTTTGGCTCCCCTCGTCCTCACCATCAGCAACTGGTGGTACAAAACAATCTCGTCGTAACTGGGCTAAAACCGCCGCGTTGAAATTATTCATCTCACTACTAATTCGTGGTGAGGCAAGCAAATCCAAAGACGGAGGATCAGAATTGGGTGGTGCTACACCTAGGTCATGAACCAATATACCTGGTTCAAGCTGTCTGTGCCGCACTGTCTGACTGGAATTCTTGAGTACATAGCGTACTCGCGCCTCCTCTCGTAAAGCATCTCCAGCATCTGCCATGCGGGCATTGTACTCACGCGACAAAGCTTTTGCTGAATCAACTAGTGAGAGGCCAAAAAGGTCTCCAGCCCTTTCGTGCGGAATCACCACAAAAGGCACCACACCAATTGGGTTATTTCCCTCTAGATTTTGTAATTCTCCATTGGGCATTCGCACTCTGGCGACTTTGCCCTCAATCGATACACGATAACTGTCCCGCGTCCAGTGCTCCAATAACAAAGCCTGATTCTCAGGGCCAGTAACTAGATGTTCCGATACGTCTACATTATATAAAGTCTTGGCCTCTTCTGTGCTTACTGGCTGTGCGGTCCACGCCTCGCGTAGATTCCACATATCTGAACCATCTGGCACCCCAACAAAATAATCGGGGATGATACGCTCTATACTTACACCAGAGGGAAGTAAAACTAAATCAGGTCGCCAGCTGACCTTAAAAACACAACCACCAAGGAATTGGGATAACAGACCGTTTTCCGTGAGTAGGGAACGGCCATTGTTTTCATACCAAACTCGCTCAAGAGCTTCTTCGGCCTCATGAGCCACTTCTTTTGCCACTACCTCATTCTTTTTAGGTAGGATTCGGCTTCTAACCAGATTTACAGCGCCATCGCTAACTTCCCCAAATAACACATATGCGTGTTTAAGGGCAAAGGTGCGAATGGGATTGATATGCAGCGGATATTTTTCCGCCTGCTTACCATCCTTGATTCCTGCGCTTGAGGTCTCCTCCCACACCTTGCCACTGAAAAAGTCCCACCTCTCCCGACATATGTCGCGCCACGTATGCCAGTCCTGCGTAGGGAACTTGCTATCAATCGTTTCGACTGGAGTAAAAAACCAGTTCTTGAGCAAGCGTGGAAAACTGGCTTCGGCCTTATTATCGTTTGCCAAGTCAGCTCCTTAAAGCATTAGCTATTCTGTTGTCGTTGCTATTTGAGCTAATTATACCGTATGGTGTAACTGCAAATATTATACCATAAGATTCATCGATTGTGGCCAGCATTTCTATCTCCTCGACGCGAATATCTATCGCCGTCTCCTGTTTCTACTTGTTCCAATTTAATCATCCATTGAAGAAGTGTACCCTGAATCCAATATAAGAGGCGTACTAAGATACTTTTGTAAGAGGCATAAAGCGCCACAAAAAATATCTTGGCCTTCATCTTGTTGCAACCCGCTCGAATCGTTCAACAAAAGCTCGATCATGTCGAGCTGGTTCTCCATCAAGAAAAACCTCAGATTTAGTATCCTCCTCATAAGGTGAATAATAGAAGCGTCTAGCAAAAGCCGCCGCTAAACTCATACAAGACACAATATCCTGCGTGATTTTCTTGTCGGGAAGTTTATAGCTGAGCATCTGTTGCCTTAGGGCTTTTATATCCTTGGGCCAGCGTATTAGTTGTTTACTCATCAATAGTTTTAGAGCTACTAGCGCATCATATTTAGCATTTCCGGCAAAAGACATACCATATACTAGCATATCTTCCTCTAATCGGAAATACTCCTGAAACCCAACCTGTGAGCCAGTACTCTCAAAGGCACCAAAGCTAACCCTGTAATATTCATGCCAATGACGAAATTGGGAGATACATGGCTGATAACTTCCATCACCAAAACCCCACCAAAAGCCCCGTAACCTCATTTCGCTTGCTGGGAAATCGGTAACATCCCACACCATTATTACGGGCGCATTACGATAGGGGGCATTGCCCTGACCGGGGTCCATAGCAGTAATATAACGCCTGCCCTCCTCATAAGGGAGTTGCCATGTTACTATACCGGCCTTCGGTGCTACCTCCTGTATGAAGCCTGGACTTCCCTTATCTATCCCAACACTCATAATTTCATCTAGTCCTTCATCCTCACACGGGTCAACCAGACTTGCGGGGAATTCTCGCCCTTCCGCCTCGGGACGGTCACCATCTAGCCATCTATCTCGCTCCCGTTCTGGAATACGATTGATAAGAGCCTTAAGTTGGTCATCAGTGATATTCTTGTTGCTACGAGTGCTAACCTTCATAGAAAGGTACTCGTCTGGGTTATCCTCACCTAAATCGAATCTATAATAAAGTTGCGGATTAACATGTGGGTTCGTTGTCAAACTTAAACGCCCGAGCCTAGCTCTTCCATGCACAGTACCACGTAGACGGGTACCAAGACGAACAATAGTGTCATCCAGATTATCTAAGAGCCCCGCCTCGTCGATGTTTATCCAATCGCCTTCCCACGATAGAATCCTATTGGCGTCATCAGCTGCCGACATAAACTCCAGAGAGCTAGTACCAATACCACTATGTTTTAAAACAATTTTGGGGTACGGCTTGGAAATGATCTTCCAGACGAATCTTTCAATACGATGATTCTCTATCAACTCGACAAGAATCTGATACATCTGCTCACTCTGATAAAGAGTGGGCGAGACAGCCATAAACTTAAACCCGGCAGTAGTCGCGGCCCAGGTGAGGGCCGATACACCGACACAGGTGGTCTTAGAACTGCCGACACCACCAATAACCGTTATTTCTTTCTGCTTCGCGTGATGGAATTCTAATTGCCAGGGAGGTTCAATATTAGAGTCGAAGTGCCAGCCGCCAAGATAATAATCAGTGAAATAGCGGCCATCCTCACCGGATTTCTCGATGATAGTAACCTCCGCATCCGTCAGTTGGTAGACGCGGTGTTTTATAATAAACCTCCGAAATTTTCCCGTCGGGAAACTATGGGCGGAAGATAATCCCTTTTAAGCGCTTAAAGCTTTTTGCGAACCGACGTACATTAACCATTAGTTCGCCCTTCTCATACTCTTCTGCCAGGACCTCGCAACGCTCGGGATTATTCAGGATAAACACAATTTTACGGAATCCACGCTCATCCTCTGCAGAACGATGCCCAATTAAGTCAACATCATCCGAACAGAGAAGGGCCGCTATTAGATTGATGCTTTCACTTTCGAAGCCCTGTTCCATTTACATTACTCCCGGGAGGGCGGGAAAATTTATACTCTTAGCCCCCCTCTGCTCTGCCTCTAACCGCATAGTCATCATTAGGAATGTATTGGTAAGCTCATAGATAGTACGCTCATCCAACTCATCCTTACTAACTAACATCTCCTTACAAAACGCCTTTACCCGCATTGCTGTAGCATGTCCCGCTTCCGTATCTTTGTCAGGCTTCTCGTTTGCCATTTGGAATACCTCCGTAAGTAGTTATTAGTACATATTCTACCACAACAAAATCCTATACGCCAACACAGGGGAAGTTAAAAACGACTATTTTTATTTGAAGGGGTAAAAAAGAGTATAGGTAGAAGGCAAAAGTGAACCTAGCCTATGCAAGAAGAGGGGTAGTGCGGGTTCATGGGAAAATATGTAAAAAATCCCTCCTCTGGGGGCGTAGGGGGG